TGCCGTTCGGGTGAAGACCGCAGTCACGGTCACCGCACGCGAAGTATCTTCGACGGCTGCAAAGTTTGGCGCAGGCGGCGCAGCGGGAATCACGGTCACGCATTCACCCATCGTGTCGTCGATTGCGGCGGACACGTCCTGCATCGCCGCTCGCCAATCGTTTGCCTCTGGAAATAACGTCATTGCTGTGTTCCTGTAAGCGGGCCGCCAAGGGGCTTAACGCTGTTGTCGCCGGGGCCTTGCATGCTTGTGCCGAGTCGCCCGTTTATTCCCATGTTCGCGACTGCTTCGGCGCGCTGGATCACCGCCATAAAGTATGGCGTGGGCGTCAACTGCCCCTGAATCCCGACATGAAGCTCCGCCTCACCTGTCACGGTTCCCTGAACTTCGAGTTGCGATGACACCTTGCCGGGATCGCCGAAACCTTCGGAGTGTCGGATGCTGCCGAGCACGATTGAGTCCTGCCAGCCCTTCGACCCCGTGCCATCAGTCGCACCAGCGAGCAGATAGCGGCTGGTCGGCGCGTCGAGCATGGTCGGCTGAAAGCGGTCGAACCGCCCTTGCGTGGGAACGGGGATGTTGTCCCATATCTTGCCTTGCCTGCGCTGCTCATTTGCGGCGGCCGCGACGAGTGCCATGTCGGGGTCGTTCCACCAGTTGCCTAGCGTGGCGTCCGTAAGCGGCTTGTCGCCGCCACGGATTTGTTGCCATTGCGCATATTTCCCCCACGCCCCCGTGATAAATCCACCTATGACCGACGTGGCTGCACCTGCAATTACCAGCACACCAGGCGCCGCTCGCGCGGGCAAGCTGGTAGATCCACCGGGCAGAGCACCCCTCGCCGCCAAAGCCTGCAAGGCAACCGACGCTTCGCCTGCGGAAACTGCCAGCGCGTTGACGTTCATGACGGTTCGCACGAAGGCATACGCCAAACCGCCGCCAACGACCGTCGTCGTGATGCCCGCGAGAGCGCCCGCAACCTCTTTCCCCGTGTCCGACAGATTGTTGAAGTGGGTCACAACCGACGTTGCGGCATCCACCATTGGTGTCAGCCACACCTCGTTGGCCTGCACCAGCGACTTTTCTAGCGAGTCGAATGAGGCTGTAAGCCTGTCGGCCGCAGCCGCCAAGCCCTGCATCATTTGATCGGCTACATGTTGTGAGAACCCATCAGCGCCTTGAAGGTCCTTTTTGGCTTGGTAGTACTTGTCGGCTTCCGTCAGCAGAGCGTTCGCCCTTGCGCCCTGCTTGTCACCCAAGAGAGCTTGCATCGCCATGGGGTTTCCGGAATTAAGCAGCGCTTCGAGTAGAGCCCCTCCCTTGAAGCCAGACTTCGAAAAATCATAGTACTCGTTGGCCTTGGACGTAATGTGCTTCCTGTCAGTTGCGGACAGCGAGCCGCCTTCCGTCTCTTCGACCGCAGACAGCACCGCCTTGCCGTATGCACCACGGCTGCCAAGGATTTCGCCGCCACGCTCTTCGAGGTCTTTGTTCAATCGCGCAATGGAGGCGGCCGACAAGCCTTTGCCAAAATCGCGCGCCAGCTTGTCACTAAGCCCTTCGCCGCTGATGACCCCGTGGGTTGCGAAGTCATCGATATTGATCCCGTACTGCGCGAGCGCGTCGCGCCCTTTGCGGGTCGGGGCCATCACCCTTGCGGCGAACTGGCGGGAAAAAACGCCCGCTTCCGAACCGACGATTCCGCCACGCCTAAGCGCCATTCCCATGGCGAGGTTCTGTTCAGGCGTGAGGCCAGCCGAATTAGCAGCCGCTGCGCTGAAGCTCTCGAATTGCAACACGTCCTCAAACGACATGTTCGACTTTTTGGTCGCTGCGGCAGCGATGTCATTAAGGCGTTTAGTCTTTGCCGCGGCGTCTTCGGGCGATTCGAAGCGCATGCCAGTCTGCGATGTCAGAGTCTCAATCAGTTCTGCTACCTGATCGGGCGGCACGCCCATCGCCTTCGCGCCGACGACTGTTGGATTTATCATCGCAACGTTGGTAGCGGCGTTGTACTGCAAGCGGCCAAACGTCTCTTGAGCCTTGAGCGTGTCTTCGATCCGGGCGCCGTACCGGGTCGCTACGTCTGCTTGCTGTCGGCGCAACGCCTGCATGTCCTGATCACTGTAACCCGTTCGGGCTTGTGCCGCTCGGTCTTCCCGCAGGTACGGCAAGGCTTCCTTGATGGCGTCATACGCACCGTGGGTGAGTTTGAACGCAGCGTAGCCCGCCACGGTCGCGGCGATTGCCTTGTGCGCAGAGTGGACTTGCTGCAATACGCCCAGGTGCTTTTGAGCGGCAGCGGTCGCGTTATTCAGGCCCGCAGCGTACTTGCCTCCAATGTCTCCATTGAAGGCTTCCTTTAAGATCTTCTCGGCCTGTTTGAGAGTCGCCATCAACTCACGAATCTTCGGCGAAGCCAGGTCATTCGCAGAGATTGTGGCGGTGACTGTAGGATTGGACATTATGGCCCTAACCTCTTTTTGCTGTTCTTGGCCCGGTAATCGTCCAGGTCAGCAAATATTTCCGCGTATTTCAGGAGTTTCGGCAGCGGCATGGACTCAGCGTCGCGTACACTGAGCCCACGGTCGGAGATCATTGCTGCGATCAACCGACGCGCTGCCTTGAAGGGTCCCTATCAGGCACCGATAGTAGAATCAGGTTGGCCGCAGCGACGCGCAGGCGCATGAAGTCCGACGCGCTCATATCTTGTAGCAACAGATCATCGATGCCCGTCATCTCGGCGAGGAATTGCAGCATCTGCTTGTTGTTGAACTCGTATTCGAAGCCTTCAGGTTCGCCTGCGGCGTCCCTCAGCGGCTTGACCTTGAACGGGTCATTGTAGCGTACGAATGCTCCCGCACGTGGCTCGCGCAGCTTCAGCTCGATCACTTCGCCGTTGTGAGTCTTCAGCGGGCGCGACAGGGTGAAAGTTTCGGTGGTCATGTGATCCTCAGCCGTTAGGGAGCAGCTTCGATGTATCGACGCCAAGTTGCACAAAGGCACGCGCAAGCGGCGTACCGACAATGTCGTGAGTATCCAGCGCGAGCTTCAGCGTCTTCGCCTCTTGGCTGTTACCGTGCCCGTTCATGTGCAGCGCGTTGAGCCGGATTTCAGCGAGCCGCTTTAGCTTCGCGGGCTCAATGTTGCTCAGGGCAACCGGTTGTGGTCTGGACTGAGACTTGGGCGCGTAGCCCCGGCTCTTGTTGAATGCGGCCATGCTGGCCGCGATTTCAGCACGGCGCGCGGCGTGCGGATCGTCATTCGTCGTCATGGTCTCGGACGTCTCCGTTGGTTCGGTTTCGACAGGCAGACCGCGCAGGAACGCGCGGGCTTGCTCAACTGTCAGGGTTTCGGGGTTTCGGCTTGCAATCAGCTCGGCTGTTGCAGCCGCGCGCTCGCGCGCTTCCGGCAGGCATTCGATTGCGAGCCGCCAGGATACAAACGAGTCCGCGCTCTCACTTCGTTCGCCAGTGCCACCAATCTGGTAACCTTCTGACCTCGCTTTCGCGGCGGACACGTGGCGGCCATCGTCCAATAGGCACATGCCCGGATCGTTCTTGAAGGGAATTGCTGTCTTCATGGTGTCAATACCTGTAGGGCGGCCCGAATTGCCGCAGCCAGTGAGGGAAGCGGGGGCCGACACGAATGGCACGGCCGCCGTGTCCGCCTTCGCAAATCGTTTCGAGCTTGCGGATTTCACGCTGTAGCGTCTCTGCGTCGGCGCGCTGGAATCTGGTCCACATGTCGCCGTTACGGATTTCGGCGTACGCTTGGCCCGCCATAAGCTGGTAGTAGGCGGCGCGAAGCTGAGGCAGGAACGCGCAAGGGTTATCGACGGCGGGCAATTGCCTGCCGCCCGGTGATGTCAAGGTCATGATGTGTTGCCTTACGTGTAGCCCACTTGGGGCCGTCTCAGATGTTCGGCGAAAGCAGCGAGCACGCTCCCAAGCCCGCCAATACCGTCGACGAGTCCAATCGCGTGAGCGTCCTCGGGACCGTAGACTCTCGCCTGCGTGCCCCGTACCGCTTGCTCGTCAATCTCTCGATTATGCGCCACAGCGCTGACGAAGTCGCCGTAAAGCTGATCCACGCTTGCCTGTATGGACGCGCGGACACTGTCCGGCAGCGGTCCGAACGGATTTCCGTCAAGCTTGTGATCGCCCGCGTAGACGAACGAAACAACTAAGCCTTTCTTGGCGACCTGCCGCGACATATCGACGTGCTGCACGTACACGCCAATGGAGCCGACGCGCGAGTGTGGAGTGGCGAAGAGCCGATCAGTAGCTGAAGCTAGCCAATAAGCCGCGCTGCCTGCGCTTGTGTTCGCAATGCCCCACACGGGTTTACCCGCTTGTCGGGATGCCCTCGGCAGCCAATTGACAAGCTCTGCAAGCCCTGCCGCCTCGCCTCCCCCGCTGTCGATATCGAGCAAGATACCGCGAACGTCCGGGTTAGCGAAAAGGGCCGAAAGCTTGCCGTGCAAAGCCGTGTAGCTTTGCAGGCCGGACATCGCTTCAAGCTCGCCCCCGCGATGAACTAGGCCGCCCACAATTGGCAGCGTAACAACGCCGTTTTGCACATTCATCACGGCACGTCGTTCGGCCTGACGTAGCCGGCAACGAGATCGCTTGCAGCATTCGCCCGAACGCCCAGACGATCCGCAAGCACGGTCGTCACAACGCTCCCATATTCGGGCGTAATGAGCAGCGGGACGTTGAGCAGGCGCGTTGCAATATGCGCTAGATGAGTCATGCTATGGTCCTTATTGCAAAGCCGGATCGTCTTCCGGCTTCCAGTCCTCGCGGTTCTGTGGCACCGGATAGTTCAATCCGGCCGCCTGTAGCTGCTCACGCTCACTCTTGCGCTGAGCCACGACCTCTTCCAAGTCAAAGCCCCGCTCGCCAAGCTTCGCTTCAAGCGTTGAAAGCCCATTCTCGATTTCGAGAATGTCTGCCTGCGCTGCTTTGAGCGGGTCGCTCACGGGCTTTGCTGAACCGCGCCATACGGCATTGGTATATGCCGCTGGATTGTCCGAAAAGGCCGGAGCACCCTGCGGGAGCTTGATGATTCCTGTCTCGCATGCCTCTTCAAGCCAGGCGACAAAGGCGGCCCGATAGAACGGCGCAACCGTGGCCTCTCGCCTCCGCAGGTTGATCCGCCATGGCAACTCCATTGCGAGGCGGCTCGCGCTGAAGGATGTTTGCGAATAATCCCCGCTTACATCTTCCGCAGAGCTTCCCGCTGCCTTGGCAGCCTCGCGGCTCAACGACTTATCGAACGAGTCGTATGTGCTGTTAGGGCTTTCGGCGCGGTGCATCTTGAGCTTATCACCGCTCAGCATGTGCGTGACGACCCCGGGCTGCAAATCGATCTTCGTTTGCTCGTAGAACTCTTGCTTTGCCTTGATCCACGCATCAGGTGACAAACCGCCACCAGGGTGCAACGGATCAGGAGCCGCCAGCGCGTTGAGAGCTTCGCGCGTCGGCAGGTCCGACTCAACCGTCGTAGCGATCATTGACTGCACAAGAGCGGAAGCCAATGTAAACTCGCGGTGCGTTGCCTTCGCATGCGCAGGCGACAGCGCGGCGATCAACGGCGAGAGGCCCCGCACCTGCCCCGGCATGAGCGAGTCGAACAGATGCACCGCGCGAGAGCGACCCCACGGCGTTCGGGCGGTCACGAAGATCGGCTGCGGTGCTACGCTGACATTCCCGAGCACGAAGGGTCGAATCCAATAGCCTTCAATCCTTCCGAACTGATCGAACTGGACACCTTGAAGGATGCTGCCGCCTTTGCCGCCGTCAGCAACACGGGTGATTGACTGATCTAGCTGGCGGGAGTCGAGCAGTTGAATTTTCGTTTTCGTTGCTACGCCGGTACTACGCCTCCAATCGAGCAGAAAGACAGACTCGCCCGTGAGTAGGTAACTTCGGAACTGCGACGCAGCCAACTGGTGTAGGGTATCCCTACCGGACGCGTCGCATTCAAGCGGGTTGCTGGCCCAGGTGCACCATGCCGTTTCGATCCGATGCGACAGCTCTCGCGCTGCCTCCGCTGAAATGCCAAGCGCCGCGTGGTCTGGCCGTGACGAGAGCGTGAGGCCCGTTCCGACCGCATACGTCACGAAATTCTCGACAAGCGTCGCCACGACCGGATTGCTGGTCAGCAGGTCCAGTGACACGGAGGCCGCCAAGGCCCGCTCGCGTGAAATCTCCGACCCCGGCGTTCCCCAATAGGATTGCCAGCCGCCCAAATATCCGGCCGTGAATGCCGGTGAGCAATACCGGGCCCAGGTAAGCGACGGCCGTCCGTCTGTGCCGTCCATGAAC